ATCGCAGAATATTATGGTGGCGATTATCAGGAAGAAGTCAGAAATGCAATTAGAGCGGCTGTTGGTTCTTTAGGTGTTCCTATTGTTGATGCACAAGGTTTAGATTTATATGATGGTATACATGCAAGAAGCTATGCATCAGTTGCAAAAAAAATGGTTGAAATAGCAAGACAAAAAGAAAAAGAACTTACAAGTAAAACAATTAAAACATCGTCAGTTTTAATGAACAATGTACAGGATGATAAAAATAATCCATTGATACATCCATTATTGTATCCATCTAGTAATTTATCTAGTTTGGACAACATGCCGTTTCAAATGCAAGATTATTCAGCACAAATGTCAGAAAGCTTAAAAGAAAATTTTAGAGGTGGTCGTTTACACAATCAACAGTTTGAACATCTACACGACACATCTCCAATGATAAGAAAAATGAGAGAATTAGTAGAAATAAAAATGGGTTAAATTCAAAAAGGAAAATAAATGAATTACCAAGAAGCCAGAAGATTAAGAAATTTACCATCTTTGACTGAGTTAATTAGACAAAAAGCTTTACTGGGTGAAAGTGCTGGTGGTGCTGTCATGAGTTCGTTGCGTGAAAAATATGGCATTTCAACCAGAATGAAAGCCAGGTCAATGGCCATCAAAGAAAAATTTGATCCCATGAATATTATTAAATTTATGACCGGAGGATCAAAAACAGCAGCAGCACTGTATGGTCGTTTTGCTGGTCGTAGTCAAGAGGACATTGAATATTTTGCAGGTCGCGCACAACAACAAGAACCAACATATAGAAGAATTGGTAGAATTTCTGACAATGAAGGTATTTTACCCATATTGGAAAAAATGCATGGATTCTTATACAATGTTTATGCACAAGAATTAAAAAGAAAAGATAAAGAAAATGATTTTAATGAAGAACGAAAAGCTGAAGATGAAAGAAGACACAAAGAACTTTTAAAAGCATTAGGTTCTATGTCCGGAAGTCCAATTCCAATGAAAATGGAAGAAAAGGATGATAAAGGCCTTCTTGCACAACTTGCAGCAATGTTAGGTATTGTTTTTGGTAAAATCAAAGGAATGATAAGTGGTTTGATATCAACAATTGCAAATATTGCCGAACAATTTGGTAAATTGATGAAAGCCTTAAAAGTTGGAAGACTATGGAGAGTTTTGTCGTGGTTTGCATCACCATTTGGTCTAAAATTATTAGCTATTGCAGGTATAGCTGGACTTCTTGCTTGGATGAGTGACAATCTTCGTGACTGGATTAAAAATAATATGCCAGATTATTCGAAATTGGATCCCATAGAAGCAAAATCTTTATTGTTGCGTGCTGAGCCTGAAGAACAACAAAGATATTTGGAAAAATATAAAAATCAATTTAAAAATATGGATGAAGTGAGAAGTTTTGTTCAATTGGCAGAAGAAACTGCCAGACAAAAACTAGAAGATCCAAATTTACCTGAAAAGGATAGAAAAAAATATCAAGAATTATTAGACCTACAACCAATATCATCAACACCAAGATCGGTGCCACCTAGACCAGATACAACAGATGGAAAAAATAAAGCAAGGGCAGAAAATTGGGATAGAAAATTTGGCCAGACACATAATTGGGACGGTTCACCAAAGAATGTGGCACCAGGTCAACAAGCATTACCGCAAGGTGTAAATCCATCTGAGGTGGATGGTAGAGGCGGCAGCATACAATACGATGATTATATTCGATCTCAGACACCTCAGGGTGCTGCGTTTGGAGTATATCCTGGTACAGGACAAAGGGCTGCACCAGTTTCAACTGCTCCTAATGTATCAGAAACAATTAATGATAATCAATTCACACGAACAATGTCATCATACATGCCATATACCGTTACGGCTATAGATAAATCTCCTGAATTAAGAGCTCCTGACAGAACCAGTGATGCTTTGCGAATTATGCCTGCTGTTAGAAACTTAGATGCAACATTCCAAAGAATGATTTACAATTCAGTTCGTGTGGTCTAATAAAAAACCCCGCATAAGCGGGGTTCTTTTTAATCATCTGCCAACTTGGCAAAATAAGCTAGATCATCTTCCTCAACATTGTCCATTACATCATTGTCTTCAATGACATTCCGCTTTGGTGCTGGTGATGATTTCATTTGCTCAACAGTAGTTTTAACTGGTGCTGATTCATCACTTAGTCCAAGAACTTTATCGAGCCTTGCTTTCAGTGTGTCATATGATTTGAATTCTTTGTCAGTTAGGAAATTGGACAAAGAGTGTTCAGATTTCCAAATCTTTTCAAGTTCTTCATCATCATTTGAAAGTGCTGATGGGCTTTCAAATTCAGATTTATCATAGTTCTGATAGCCAGCAACTTTGGTGATCTTCAATTTGAAGTTTGCACCTTTCCACAGATCAAAAGGATTGATAGGTGTTTCATCTTCGAATTGAGGATTCATTGCTTCAGTAATCTTATCAAAGATTTTTGCACCGAATCTAAACAAACGAACAGTACCATTGTTCTCTGGATGTTTTGGATCATTGACAATGTAGATGTTTGCAATGTAATTCAACTTGCGTTTTTGTTTACGAGCAACTTCTTTATTTGCTTCGATACCAGAATTCCAAAGTTTGTTGTTGTGCTCACAAACAGGACATTGTTGGTTCTTGGTAGTCAAACAATTATCAATAAGCCATCCGCCTGGTCCTTGAAACCCGTGTGAGAAGATTTTAACCCAGGGAAGACCATCATCACCATCTTGTGGTGGCGCAGGTAGGAATCGAATTGTTGCCATGCCGTTACCTGCTTTGTCTACTTCTGGTTTCCAGAAGTTTTCTTTGTCAGAAGCTCCCTCGGTAGTATTGAGTGCTTCGATTGCTTTTGCAAGCTTGTCTAGATTACCAGACTGTGTTTTAAGTTTTGAAAAATCAACCATTTTTGTATTACCTTTCTATAAACGGAATATAAACGACTTGTCCACATATACATTATATACTAGTATATAGGTCATGTCAAATCAAACTTTTTCATGTAAGTTTTCCTTTAAAATAGATTTAAATTTGGACTTATCATAGAATAAAAAAGGTGAGTACTTTTCACATTTTCTTTTGTAAGTAGGCCAAACAATATCGTCAGATATTTTTTTGTTCCACATAGGAAAGAAATTCATAATATCGTTTAGTATCACCAAAGTTTCAATTGCAATTTCACCTTGCATCGTTTGAATCAACAAATTAGGATGTTGACCAGATTTTACTTTGAGTAGATCATCTGGTGTATTCACACTATCCATAAGATGGAGTATATCTTGTTGAAACACATATGTCAAGCTCTGATTTCTCTTTTGCCACTTTCTGTAATTATCTTCACCTTCTTCATTTGCAATTTCACCAACCCAAGAAAAATCTTTGACTATAAAATTTGCAATGAAGAAATTTTTCAAGTCAGCTATGTTGTATTTTCTGGATAATTTGTAGAAACTGTACTTGTCTTTTCGTACAGCGAATTGTTCCTTGGTAACATTGGTTTTACCGTTGTACTTAAAAAAACTATAAGAATCAGTAGTAAAATGAAGTTTAATGGCATTAAATAATTTATATGCTTCGTATCCACTAACACCATCAGATATTGAATTCATATTCAATAATTTCCTCTGGCCAATTTTCAACGATATGAAATTGTGGATGATGATTATAACCATCATCCGTTCTGTTGCCCTTCATCTGCAACCATAAAACAGGTTTGTTATTGTTGTTAACGCACCTTAAAGTTGTTCCTTTTGGCATCGTTATCCATTTACATTCTGTGGATATAAATTTAATTAATTTTTCAACACAAATTATTTTCACACAATTTTTTTTCTTATTCACCCAAATTAAATAATTAGGTTTTTCTTTTGACGAAGTACCTTTAATTAATAAATTCGGTAAAATTTCATTTTTGTTAATTATATTGATCCATGTTTCAATTTTATTCCACGAATCTATATTTAAACTTTTAATTCTGGTGTGTGTTAATTCATAATCAGAAAGTTTTAGATCGGCACACCAAGATTCGAATAACATTTTATTGTTAGTGCCAAGCCATTTATTGAATAATTGAAAAAGTGCAGTTGTCATTTTAAGATCATCACACATTTTATTCAATGTTGTTAAATGAACTTGTGTATTTTTTCCTGTTACATTTTTAACAGAGAAACAAGTTTTAACACCTTTTTTTGTGGCAAAAATATCAACCTTTGTTCCAGTGGAACCATCTGAATCTACAGAATCAAATTTAAAAATTTCGATCAATTTGTCGTGAAGAATTTTGTTTTTCTCCATATCACGACCTTCATAATATTCATTGCTTGGCATCACAAATCCTTGATGAGAATTATTTTTTTGTTTTCACCTGTTGGTTTAACAAAGAGTGTTTTCAATTCTTCTCCGGTATTCCATTTCATAGAAGATGCCTTATGATCCGGTAGACCTGAAGTTTCACCAATTCTTTTCCAATTATCAGCGAGATAAACTGCGCCATTTTTTCCTGCACCAACAAAAGTAATAATATGTTTTAGATCATCACCATACTTTTGTTTCCATGCGCTTGGAGCTTTCTGTCTAAGTTGTTTCAATACTTGAGAACCTCCATTTTTAACGGATTTACTGAAACAAAATCTCCAATTATTCGCAATTGTATTAAATAAATTTTTGTATTCTTCTTTATTGACATTTAAATGTCTTAGTATATCCTTTGGTGGAGGATAAACTGAAGAACCTATACCTATCATACCAATGCATGTGGGGAGAAGTAAATCATCATGATAATAAATCAACCAGTCAATTCTTCTTCCGACCGACGAATTTGTCGGAACATAAGAATGATTATTGACAATAATGTCTTTAACCATATTTTTCTGTTGTTTAGTTTCCACTTGCACCAATTCAATCATAAAGGCAATTTTGCTGTCTTTTTCAGTAGATTTAGTTCTTGGGCTTCTTCGCGTATTTTTGATTTTAGTGCGGGAGAAATCAATGAAGAAGCAACATCAATTTCCATACCAACAGTTTCACAATGATAGATGATTGCGTCCATTCTAGAACACTTCATCTCCTTTGAGAGAACATCGACCATTTCACTAAATTCAGAGATTTCATTTTTCGTGGGCATTATTTTTTCACCGCCATAGCATATGCAATGCATGTTGAAGTTGGTGTTGTTTCGTATGAACACTTAACAGAAAGTGGATCAACACCTTTTTGAATTGCGGCATCAATGTTTTTAGACATATTGTTCCGATCATTGATGTTGTATAGAAAGCCACCAATAATAACTGAACAGACTGCAATTGTAATACACACAATCACAGTAATCAATTCAGCATTTTTCCTAGTTTCACTCATATAATCTCCTTGTTTCTGTCAATATTATCCTTGTTGCTCTTGTAAAAAATGTGTCGACCAATTTGATCCACTTTTCTTAGCTTCCAACCAGGATTCACATAGTCTGCATGATAGTATGTAGCTCCATGAGTAACATCTTTCATGCGTTCGTAATTAACAACAATATGCGTTGCTAACTCACGAATCTCATTATACAATACAGTTTCACGAATTGTCAAGCGTTTTCTCAAAACCTCTGGATCACAATACCAAGAGAACTGGCATGTACCATTTGTTTTCTGAAACACCACATCACAAATTGTGTGTGCATAATTTCCTGTTTGTAGTCTATTGATGGTTACGAAAGCAACTGCTTTTTTTCCTTCCAAAGGTTCATTCGCAGCCTCAAAGTAAATATTTTCCGCAAGACAAGTAACTTGTTTTTGCACATCTTTAGATAATTCGTTATAAGATGTTTTGAATGGCAACAAGCCATGTAGATCAACATTTATCATACCCAAAGAAATCACAAATGCGGAAAAAATGATGCTCAAAAGTATTGGCTTACTTTTCATTTTTTTCCTTTACTCTAGTAGTTTAACTAAATCTTCTTTAAATGAAATGGTTAATGAAATTCTTGGAAATTTCTTGCCATTACAAAAAACAGTGTGTGGTTTAGAAGTTCTTAAAATTGTTGGTTGCATTAAAACAATTTGAGTTACTGGTTTTAAAGTTCTTCTCAAATGTTCAGACCAATATTTTGTTTCCCCTTTATTAATTTCATGTGTGTTGAATGTCTCCTCATCAAGTTCAAAAAATGCTGTTACACTATCTTCACAATTTAATACAGGAACATTCAATCTAGCTTGAACACCTTTATTGGGACCAACCTGATGGTCTGTGTGTAGCGTACTGTTATCTCCTAAAAGTACCAATAAAGTCATTTCATTAATTTTACCGTATAACTTTTCCAGTTCTTGCAATTCTGGAATTATTGACAGAATTTCTTGATTTGAAGATTGTTTTACGGGATTCCAAAAAGGATTTACATTATCAAAATACTTTTTTTCCGTTTCAAATAGATTTAAAAGTTTTTTTGCATAAACTTCATAATCTCCAGCACTAACTATTTTCCAATATTTTGTCATGTCTTTTAAAGAATAAGCCAGTTGATTCTGTTTCCAAGTTCAACTGGCAAAACTCAGATGACTATCAAGCAGCCATCAAGAAACGCTCATCGTTTGCGTTTAATTTGATTTACTTTTAACGACTATCTGTGTCGAGTTGTCCACTTCTGTACTCTTTGCCCTGTCGAAACCATGGCTGGCCCATCAAAAGCATTGTAGATGATTGATCCGTTACACTTCTGCTACAACAGATGGCGCCGTGATAGGACCTCATGCTTTTGGTGGACCAGGTGGGAGTCGAACCCACGTCCAGAACACTTTTCAAGTTGCTTCATACAACCATAAAATAATTATAGTGATTTATTATTTAGGTGTCAAGAGCTTTTTTGGTAATAATTATAAGTCCACTTCGGAGAAGGTTCTCTCACTAGCGACTATATTGTTTTGATTGTTGTATGCATCCCGTGAATCCCAATATTTTTGTAGAACGGGATCCGTATCATGCTCATCAAAATCCGCTCTGGTTTTCCATACACCAGAATATGTGAAACTTAGATTTGTTTCATCCAATTTTTTATTCTCAGATACTACTTTTCCTGTTTCATAATATTTCGATTTCATGTGGTTTTTGAATTCTTCGTTATTCAACACCTCATAGTGAAACTTCACATCTGTGTTAGGTCGTGTAAATGTTTTTGTAACAAGTATCATGACTCTTTACTTTCTTTTTTTATTTTTAGAATATCACCTATGATGGGTGACCAATTTTCAATTTTTTTTCCATACCTAATTAAATTATTTATTATCTTATCGCCAATTAGGATTCTTTTCATGTGGTCATCATAATTCATAGTCTTCATCGGCGATAATAAATTTATTTGTTTCTTGTATTCAGAAATTATGTTCGTTTTTGGATCAAGCAAACAAGTATCATCCACTATCAATCTCTTATCATTCAATATATGATACCAGGTGTCATAACATCTGCTATAGAAATTACCTTCTCCCCTTTTTCCAAAAAAACTCAAAGATAGTAAGTAGGATATTTCAGTTAACATAATTGGTATATGAAAAAAATCATCATCACGAACTTCGATTTTCCGATAATAAAGTTCCTTATATCTCGGCCAACCTTTTTCCAAATCACCTTCGCCGAGAACAATATAGAAATCTTTGGGTATATTTTTTATTAAAGTTGGTAGAGTAGAATATGTTGGCCAACACACATGAGTTATATCAAAATTTTCATAAATTAAATTATCTAATAATTCTTTTGTATTTACCGAAACAACATTTAATTTTGTGTTATATTTCTTTGAAATTTGCTCACACAATTTTAATTCTTCAGAATTTATACCGCCTATGTCCATGAAAAAATATTCTGTGGGTATATCATTTTTGTGCAAGAAATGAGCTATGAATTCACTATCAGAACCAGATAGACAAAGGCCAATTTTGTTTAAATTGGCTTTCTTGCAATCATCAAAAACAACTTTTGTTGTTTTATCTATAGCTTCTAGATAATTTGTGGTTGTGATTTCATCAAATTCTTCAACTGAATAAGAAAATTTAAAATCATCAGTAAGTTCATATTTTCTTAACATCTGAAATCGTTTTTCGGTAAAAATCTATATGTTCCAATAGATTGTGTAGATGATCTTCAGTTTTTTCCACAAATATTAATGGTTTCTCATCTTCTACGGCCATCACAATGACTATTTGATCAATAGGTTTGCCGACAAGTTCTTCGTACATACAAGAGTATGCGGTACATTGTGCAAAGTATTCTGGTATATCTTCTTTTGCTTTTATCTTCTTAGAAGTTTTAAAATCAATTACAGATAATAGACCATCCCACTCAGCGATCAAATCAACACGGCCAGCCATGCCTAGTTTTTCTGACCACATTGATTGCTCAATATAGTGTATATTGTTGATTGATTGCATATGTGGTATCAAAGAACGAAACATAATAACAGAATCAGGCATTTCACTGACCCAATCTATCTTTTCGTTCTTTAGATATTTTTCTGCAAGGTTGTGTACGCGATTACCTCTGCCAGTAGCAATGCGAGATATGCGGTTTGCTTCTGCTTCACCAACGCGATTGCGCCATTCCATTATTGATTGTTTTTTCTTTGCACCAACAACAGTAGTGACTGATGGTAATTTCATACCACTTGGTGTGACATAATATCTCTTACCATCAGGTTTTGTTTCTGATATTAAGTTTGGCAATTCTAATGGTGGGCAATGATTGTATAGCATTATAATTTCATTTTCTCTTTTTGTATTAAGTATTCACGAACAAAACCGGATCGAACAACATCATCTAATCCAAATTGAACATGATGTACATTGTTTATATTCTTTAAAATTTTTATTACATCTTCGAAACCAGATTTTTCTTTTTTGTTATTTAGATCATTCTGTGCATGGTCACCACATAAAATGAAACGGCAATTTTCACCAACCCTTGTCAATACCGAATCTATTTCATGAAATGTTGCGCTTTGAAATTCATCAAAAATAATAATACAATCTCTAAATGTTAGACCACGCAAAAAACTGGTGGTTTGAAATTCAAGTATCTCTTTGTTCAAGAGAAAATGCCATGCATCACCACGACCAATCAATTCATTCACAATGTTCATGTACGGTTCTTGGTATATCTTGGATTTTTCTTCCAATGTACCAGGAACGAATCCAAGATCACGGGAGGGCACCGCTGAACGAATGATTATTATTTTGTTGTAATACGAATTGGTTTTTAGTATCTCTCTTAGTGAAAGATATAATGCTAAGAATGATTTTCCTGTGCCTGCTGAACCAGATAAAACTAAATTGTTGTCGCTTTCGTATAGATCAAATGTTTTTTGTTGATTTTCTGTGAGTGGTTTTATTGTTTTTAAGGAGAAGTGTTGAGACTGTGCCTGTGCTGCCGCTGTTTTCTTTTTTGCTGTTACCATCAGTTCTCCTTTGTAATAAGATTGGTAGTTTTTCTTCTTTCTTTTTAGTTGTCAAAACCATATAGCTGGCTTTAACTTTATTCTGTTTTTTACCAATGTGGTTTTTAGGCAAAAATAAAGCAGGTACTTGTGTCATTACCATTCCCTTGGTGCTTTAGTTTTGTGACGCTTAGCCAGATTATTACCTGGTACGGTCTCTTTGATGCGATTGATGACATACTTTTCGAATGCCGAATCAGCTTTACCTGTACCCGGAACATCCATTCTCATGCCATCACCAAACCTAGGAATACTATCAGGAGAAAAATGTCTTTCTAGGTGTGGATTATTTTTTGAGAAATCATCATACTCGGATAATTTCATCATATGTTCTTCAATTTCGCCAGTATTCTTATTCAAAAATGTATAGATCATGAAATTTTAAACCATTCAGGAGTATTACGAGAATTAATTTTGCCTTGCCATGAAGCAAAGTGTTTTTTATTATTTATGTAGTAATTGTGATATGATTTAAGAGAATCATATTTGCGTCCTGGATGTGGATTTTCAGCCAACACTTTTACTTCAGGTGGCATTGCAGGTGTTGGAGGAAAAAATTCACCAAGCTTAATTTTAGTAGGAGGAAAACGCAATACATCTTTTAGCCTTGCACACGCATGAGTTTTACCATAACGATAAGTATACTCATTGCACAGGTGATACCACATGCGATAGAGCCAATTATAGTTGGTTAGATTAGCACGGCACCACACAGCAGAAGGATGATTGATATGTGAAGCTTTCATTAATTGTTGTTCACGTTCATCATTCAGGCGCCAACGTTTGATACGCCGCCCATTTGCAGTCATGTCGGTGTATTCTTCACCGTCAATCAGGCGGTGTGCGGTTGACATGAGCTGAGCATATTCAATAATCATTTTGACCACATGTTTTGAAATATGCATCTCAGCACATGTTTTTGGATCAGAATCAAGATAGAAGATATTCATAGAACATACTTATATTGAATATGTCTTTTTGTTTCATTTACAGAATGGCACTTATGACCATTCACATAAATTACTTTTGGTGAATAGATCAAAACATCACCAATGTGCGTAGTTAATCGATAAAAAGTTTTACCTTTTTTATCTACCTCTTTGGACTTCATGCCCTCATATTTGTCGGCGAGACCTGCCCACAAAATCATTTCACGAAGTTCATCAGATACGAGTTTTCTAAACCAATTTGCATTCATAATATAAAATTTTATCACAGACAGATAAGGTTGGCAACAGAAGTTTTAGGAATCCTAAATTAACATTCTGAACAAACCAACCATATCAATAGTTGTCAGCAAGAGGTAGTTAGCCAACAT